GTGCTGGTCAGAGGCAGCGCCTTGCCGGTCATCCGCGCTTCCGGGCAGACGGCGGCGGCGAGACGCTTGGGCAACACGAGGCCCGTGTTCGCACCGCTACCATCCTTCCACGTGGACTTCGGCGACATGGCTTCGCGCGCCTTTTCGGGGATGTTCGCCTTGCCGCAGAACCAATCCGTGAAGTGGCCTTCGAGCTCGCGCTCTTCGGCATCGTTGTCCTTCGCGGAAGCGGGAACGGTGTGCGGGATGTTGTTGCCCGCGAAGCCGCCCTGCGCGCCCGCCGCGACTCCGGCCGGAGCGGCCAGCTGCGCGACGACGTTGATGTTGTTGCGGCGCTCCTGATGGCGCTTGGCTTCGTCGATCTTCTTTTCGAGCGTGGCGAATTCGGCGCACTTGGCATCGTACTTCGCCTTCGCGGCCGTCTTGCCCTCCTCGGTCGTTTCCTTCTCGTGGTCCGCTGCGGCAGCTTCGATTTCCGCAAGCAGTGCCTTCAGCGCCTCCGACAGCTTTTTGAGATCAAGCATTTTTGCTCATCCTCGTGTTTGGGTTTTTGAGTTCACTCCAGATCGAGCAGCGACAATCGCCGTCGACGTTGCGCAATCTCGTGCTGTGCCTTGGCAGGATCGAAAGGCGCGGGCGGAATGGCGGGAGTTTCGCCGGGTCCGCTCTTGCCGCTGATCTGAGGTTTGGCAACGGGCAAAGACTGCATTGATTTTCCAGCGGTGATTTCTGCGAGTTCGTTGGCTGGCCTGCAGGTGACAGTGGTCTCGCCGAGCTTGCACTCGCGATGCGCCACGATCTGCATGATGTCGCCGTTCTCCTGCTCTTCGTTGCGAACGTCCCAACGAAGCGGCATAAACCCGACGCTCAGACCTTTGACGTGTTTGTCATTGATCTGCTGTCTGACTTCCTGCGCGAGTTTGGTGCGCGAGTAGATGGCGTGAATCCACAGACCGAAGTCATCTTCCTTGGCTTCCGTGATCGTGCCGATGCACTCCATCACGTCGCCGCCGTCTCGGTAGTGCCGCACCATCAGCTTGCACTTCCCGGCCGGAACCGCTTCCTTTACGGAGCGGGCGAAGCAACCCTTCAACATGATCTGATTCTGCAGATCGATGTTGTCCCAGACGGCCGCGTAGCCTTCGACCCAACCGGGATCGGTAGCGTCAGCGGCAGCCTCGGCAATCTTTCCCTGAAGCTTCGTCTCGTCACCACGAAGCTTCGCATCGTCGAGAGTGACGACGATCCGCGCGTGCCGTTCGGGAATGAGTGTCGTGCCTGCCATGCCGTTCCTCCGCATATCACCGTTTCACAGTCTGGTAGATACGGAAGCGACAACCGGAAACGAAAACGCCCGCTTCGGCGGCAACCGAAACGGGCGCGGGACAGAGCCCCAACTTGGACCTCGCAATTTAGGTATCGGCGCGAGCGGTCTTATAGCCTTTGGGATTCACAACGGTGTCAGCAAAGTGCCATGCCACATAATCATCGTCCGACCATTCCGCGTCGGGTCGCTTCTCTAGCTCGGCGATCAGTTGTCCGCAGAATTCCTTCAGCTGCGTCAGGCAGGCGCGTGTGTTGGCGCTGCAGACCAGCCGCTGCACGCGCGCCGATCCGCGCGGCCGGGCGCGGTGTAGGTGCCACAGCTTCATGAGATCGGGAAGCGCTGTGACCGGCTGTAATTTCGCGAGATCCTTCTTGCGTGGGAAGGATTTCATATTGACCCACTCGCTGATTTTTGAATTCGAAATTCCGAGCATCCGCGCCACTTCGTGATTGCTCAACTCGCGCTGCAGCTTAAACGTCAGCAGCATTTCACGGAGTGCTTCGGCCGGCGACACTTCCACTTCCATTGCGAGACGCTCCGTCGTTGGCGATACAATGCTCATCACAAGTCCTCCTCGAAAATTGGAACGAGAGTGCAGCGGCAATTCGGATGCAGCGGCGGATGGCGCACGTCAAAGCCGCGCGCGCCGGTTGGAATTTTCAATGTCCTGTCTTCGTGGCTGAACACGTCGCCGGAGCGGAAGAAGGGCTCGCCGGTCTCGATGCGCTTGCCGTTCATTTCCGCGCAGAAGGGGCAGCGCATGTCGTCGTCAGCGGTCAGCCACTCAACGACGGCGACTCCCTCGGATTGATAGCGCTGCGTTGCGCCTTCGTTGTAGCTCCACATGGAACCGGTATGCGCGAGCATCTTTGCGCGCGCCTCGCTCTGCACCATTCCCGCGTTCAAAATCTCATCAGCGATCTCGCGCGGCGTGATGCCCTTTTGTTTCTCTTCGTCGTAAGAACTGGCGGCGCGTTTGAAAATATTTTCGAGGCGCGATGACGTCGTCGCGCTCGCGCTCTCGCTGGTCTGCGCGATCCACTTGTCGATCTTTCCGAAGTCAGCCTTGGTGAGAAAGTCCTGCGGAGCCTCGCCGATGTTGACGCCACCAACGACGGCCTTGCCCGCGAAGCTGTTCCCCTGGAATTCTTCGGTGGCCAGCGACCATCCATGCGCGACCATCGCAAAGATTGGGCGCTTGAGTGCGCTGGCAATTTCACGCGCCCATTGCTTCCTGAGCTCCACGCCGATCTCTGGTTTGCTGCTCTGTGTGTAGTCGCGCAGTTGGCGCGCGAGCGTGCCTTTCAGTAGATCGCGGAAGCGAGGATAGAGTTTGTCGGCGAAGACGGCGCGCTGCAGAGCGAGCGCCGAGCGCAGTTGCTTTCGGCTGACGTCAGGCACCGTGCTACTCCTTAACCTGCGACCGCCATTGCTTCAGGATCTTCCTCGTCATCATCGCCCGTGCCTGTGTCCTTGGGCGGCGCTTCGATTTTCTTTTGATCGGGCGCGAGCGGAACTTCTATCGACGACATCGGCAGCAGGAACACGTCGCCCTGTTCTTTCGAGAGCGGCTGCAGCCCGGCCTTCTCGCGCGCCTCGTTTCGGGTCGCGAGCCCGCCCGCGAACAATCGCACGGCGCGCTCAGCGGTCTTGTCTTCGTCTTCGCGCATGCCGCGAATGTCAGTGAGATCGTGATAGACTTCGAGGTCGGTATCCAAATCGAGCTCGTCATGGATCAGACCTTTTGTCAGCGCGCCGCCAATCATCATCCACTTCGGTGCCATCGCTCCGCGATAGAACGCGCGCTCGGCAGTTTCGAAATTACTGTAGGTCGCTGTCTCCAGACCGGAGCGCAGTCCGATGAGAATGGGCGGAACTTCAAACGCGCTGCAGATGCGCGTCTCCGAAAGATTCGTGAGCCCAGGCCAATCCAAATCCTTCAACGGAATCATCTGCTCGATCGTTGCGCCTTCGCCTTCGAGGAAGATCGACTTGCCGCGTCTGCCTCGGCCGAGGCCGTCACTGAGCAGCGCGCGCGCTTCGTCCTTTTGCTCGACAGTCCAGCCCTCCGGTTGTTTCAGGATCAGGCCGGGCGTGCGCGAGTTCACAAGCATTTCCACGAAGTAGTCTTGGCGCTCGCTGTCGGTTTGAACTTCGCGCATCGCGGCCTGCAGCGGCCCGAGCCCGCGCGTCAGGTTCGTTGGATCGGGATAGATGATGCGGATCATGTCGCCGGGCAGGACAAACTTCCATGCCTTACTGCCGCCCTGCCAGACTTCGTAGCCGACAAGCGTGCCACCGTCGTTGACGATGACTCGCACCCACGACGTCGGCACCGGCCAGAGCTCATTGACGTACTGCCCGGCGTTGCGCCATTTCCAAATGTAGCAATAGCCGGTCAGTTCGAGATGCGCCGCCGCGTGCCAGAGAAATTCCGCCTGGGACATCCAGCCGTTGGGCTGCTCTAGCAGCTGCTGCAGCGGGTGCTCTTCGAGATCGACCCAACCGTTCACTGTGTCCTTGCCGATTTTGAGCGGCGCTTCCTGCAGTGCGAGACAGATTTTTTTGACGCAGGCATACACCGTTGACTGCGCGCCGTAGGTTTCTTCAAGCTGGACAGCAGAGCGCTGGTTTCCGAAAACCTGCGAAGCCTTCGTCCACAAACCTTCGAGCAGATCCCAGCCGCCGCTGGTCTCCGGCCCCGGATCGGACTTGCCGTTCCACCACTGCCGAATTCGATTGAACATGGCGCTCCCTCTTTAAGACGAAAGTTTCATCCGGCCTCTAGTGTTGACGACGTCGCCGATGGCAATCACGCCGCTGTCCACCTGATCGTCGTGGCCCTTCGGAAATGAAAGATGCTCCTTCCTCCATTCCTCATTCCACGGCGCTTTGACGACGCGAACATTTCCAGATTCGAAGACAGCTTCGAGCACGGAGGCGCGCGCGACTTTGTCGCCGCCGCCGCGCACGGAAACCGGGCGCACGACAGATTTGCCGGAGAGCAAATGGCGCATGCGCGTGTACGTGTCTTTGTAGCCAGCGACGACTTCGAAGCGCTGATGCACGCGCGGGCCATCGCGCAATGCTGTGTTCAGAATCCTGTCGTCGCGCGACGGCGCAGACCAGCGGCCGCGCACGACGTCGACATACCACAGCAGTTTGCCGTCGTATCCCGCCGCCGTGCCAACGGTGTAGTCGGGATCGTCGCCGAGGCGCTCGGCCTCGGTGCTCGCCAAATCCCAACCGCGATAGAGCGTGAGATCAGCGGGGAAGCCGTCGACGTATTGAACGAGATCGGCGCGCAGCAGGTGTCCAGTGCGCGGGCGCGGATCGCCCTGGTAAAGTGACTGCCAGTTGTAGGAGCCGACAGACGCCTTGCGCGCGAGATACCACTCGCGAGAGAAGCGCTCCGGGAAGAGGAAGCTGCCGTCTTCGTTCTCTGCGGGAAAATTCACGAGCTTGAATTTCGGGAACGTCGGCTCGTTTTTCATTTCCTCAAAGATGCTGTTCACCAAATCGTTCTCGTGCCAGCGCGTCGCGACCACGATGACCGCGTGCGCGGGCGCAAGGCGAGTCATGAGATCGGCGCGGAAGCATTCCCACACGGATTTCCGAATTGTGTCGCTCTCGGCAGCGCCGCGATTTTTGTAGTAGTCGTCGATGATGAGGATGTTCGCGCCTTTGCCGGCCGCGCCGCCGTCGAGGCCGATGGCGTACATCGCGCCTTTGTGGCCTTCGAGTCCCCACGCCGCGATCTGGTTCTGATCGTGCGCGAACTTCAGACCCCAACGCGGCCCGGCCCGCTCAAAGCAGCGCCGCGTGTCGCGCGCGATGTATTCAGCCTGCTCTGCGTTGTAGGTCGCGAAGATGACTTCGTGCTCGGGATTGCGGCAGAGGTGATACGCCGGGAAGCGGCGCGAGCACAGGTCGCTCTTGCCCGCGCGTGGGTGCATGCTGACGACGGCGTAGTAACACTCGCCGCGCTCAACGGCATCGGACGCCATCTGGAGTTCATTCGCGAGTGCGTGGGTGTGCGTGCCCCAAATGTAATTTGCGGAGGGCGGATACTGGCCGAAGAAATCCTTGAAGGTGATATTGCAACGACGGCCCTTCTGTCCGGTAGCTTCGACAGCACCGTCCATCAAATCCAAAAGCTGGTTTCTTTTCTTCGCCATAGAACTCAGTTCGTTTCGGTCGACGCTGCCTGGGCTTTCAGTTCGCGCTCAAGGCGATCCTGCACGCGCTTCATGAACGGCTGTGCTTTCGCGCCGAGCTCGCTGAGCGTCTCCTCTGCGAAGATTCGGACCATCAGGGAAGTGTCTTTGTGCGTGGAGATCGCGGGCAGCGTGCGCTGGCGCCGCGCGTCGTGGACGCGGGTCATGCGCTCGTACAGAGCCGCGATCTGCCCCACCGGAAGATTCGCCTTCTCTTTGCTCGACAGACATTCATCGAGCGCGCTCTTCACGATCTGGCGCAAGTCGTCGAGGATCGCTTCGTCGCGCGCCAGCCGGTCGAACTCGCTGCCCATCAACTCCAGCCGGATGCGCTCGCGCTCAACTTCAGCGCCCGTCTCGATAGCGACCTTCGTCAGCCACGCCGCTTCGACCGCGATCATTTCGCCAGAGCCGATCTCGTCCAAGAAACGGCGCAGCGTGCTCTCGCCGACTGTGCGCAGTGACTCGTAGTTGTCACGCAGCGCCTTCGTGGCAGCGGCGATGTTGCCGCCGCTGCGCGCGAGTTCGCGCGCGAAATACCGTTTCTGTTCAAGCGAGTGCGCCATTGAAACTCCCGGTCTACTGAACGAGTTTGTGGAGGATATGCATCCCGAGCGCGCCGAGGCCAGAGCCTGCGGTCGCGACACCGGCAAGCTTTGCCATGCCGATGGTCGCCGCTCGCTCGCGCTGCTCAAGACGTGCGACCCGATCTTCGAGCGCCTGGAAGCGACGCTCGCCTTCAGCGAGGCGCGTGTTGATCTCGGCGATACTGACCGCCTGATGCGACTGCGTTTCCTTGATGTCGCGGATTTCTGATTTGACCTCGCGGACTTCGGTCATCATTTCTGTGCGGAACGCTTCAACCCGGTTCGCAAGGTTGCGCTCGACGATGGCCATCTCCAGCGCGCATCGGTCTCCGATCAGCTTCCCGATTTCCATCGCGAGCTTTTGGGGATCGACTTCTGGCATGGCAGCGCTCTCCGCGTCACTGTTGTTGTTCGTAGCGTTCACACCTATTGGATACGTGGCTCGAAAACTGATGGTCGCGGCGGGCTGGTTATTTCCTTTGGCACCACTCCCGCCTCGGTAATATTCCCGGCCATCCGCTAACCGGAGCGCGCAGACTAACGTCGCCGCCGCAACCATCAGGAAGCATCGTCGAACAGGGGATAGAAATTCTGGCCTTCGTCCTCCGGCCGCGTCTTCATGTTCTCGCGGTGGATGTCTGTCAGCGCGTAGCAGGCCGCGACGTATGCGAACTGGAAGAGCGTGAACTTGCCGCCGTGGCGAAATCCCTTGAGACGTTCCAGCGCGCCCCACGAAACCTGCTGATAGAGATCGCTCCAATCCATGCCGCGCGGCGGTCGACCGCGATGCCGCTTCCACACGGCCAGCTTGACGACTTGCTGCAGCACGGATTCGAGCTCCTCGCGCGTCGGCGGGCGGCGCACGGGTTCGCCGGGATCGAAGATTTTCAACTGCTCACCGTCAACGACGTCGCCCATTTCAAACCCCCGGAAAATCCAAGAGGCTCGGCTGAATGTCCCGCTCAGTGCGAGACTGGACGCCGTGGGCGCTGCGCGTGTAGCGGATCTGCTTACCGGGGAACCGCCGCTCCAGCATTTTCAGCAGACGATAGAGTTGGCTGATCGGCAGCT